CATTTTTTACGCGATAAGTTTGAAGAAGAAGCAACAAAAGAATATGAGGTCGAATGAAAGAACCAGAAAATTCAAAAGCGGGTCGAACTGAATTTGATCATAAAAGGCAATTATGGATTGTTTTTAATGGCGAAGAATGGGTCGAAGTCGATCTAAAAAAACATCGTTGTAATTTTAATGATGAGAATATCAACAAATATTAAGACTGCATATTTACAACTGAAATAGATATGTCAAGATATGGTTGTTTTTATACCAGTTTATGACCACAAACCAACCAAAACGCGTCCCGATTCTGGCGCAAATCATACATCAATTAAACCAAGTCAAACCTGATCATCTTACTATGACTGCATTTATTAACGACATACTTTATCGAACGTCAAAGGACTTGACTTCATATGATAAAATGAAATTATCAAGCGAACATTCGCCCTTAATAAACAAACAAAAAAAGGAAAAGGGGGAAAAGAAGAAAGATACAGGCGCAGATAATTTCTATAATATAGACTCTAATAATAATAAGGAGAAGAAAAAAATTGATTCTTTTGCTTCTGCAAAGATTAAAAAAGAATTGGTTCCTGATGACTTACAAAGACATTCGGATTTAATTGTTGAATGGTGGGCGATAAGGCATAAGAAAAAAGCAACTTGCAGCTTTAAGGTTGCTAATAGGATTTTTGATAAGTTAAGGACGTTCACGCCTGAAGAACAAATCAAGGCGTTAGAAATGGCAATAATTAGAGGTTACAAGGATATATTCAAACCAACAGATAATTCTTTTAAACAAAAAGAAGAACCTGTAAAAAATCATCCTTCGCAGAAAGTATTTAAAGCAAGCGATTTTGATTCTTGGCCTGTCCGTATTATTGACGAAATAAAATATGTGGATGATAAAAAATGAATAGATTAACAGACATCACCTCTATTATTAAAACCTTGAAGGCGGGTTTATTGAAACCAAATCCCGCTAATCCAGAGCGCAAAATGTGGACGCTTGATGATCTTGACAAAAAGAGTTCAGGATGGCAAGAAGTAGAAGACGAATGTAACGCCAACAAAAGAATCTATCCGCAAGGTTATCAAGGCGTAAAACATCGTAATCTGGCAAGAACAGATTACATTGAAGAGAAAGTCGAAATTATCGACCCGAAGGATTTTTCAACATGAAAACAGCCGAGAAGATTCAAAACGCGAAACTTCGTATAGCAGAACTAGAACTGCTCATCAAATACTGGGGAACAACTAAACCTAAAAAAACAAATGGAAACTAACGATTTACCACTTTTCAATTATCCAGTTGCACCGAGCAACGAAACAGAGACATCAAAAGACGCCGCTGACTCTATAAAAGACAAAATAAACGGAATGTGTCTTGAAGTCTTAAGATGTGTAAGAAGTCACGAAGAGGGATTGACGTGCGATCAGGTAGAAGAAATTCTAGGGATGAAGCATCAAACAGCTTCCGCCCGCTTAAATGATCTTTCCAAATGTCAGCCCGCGTTCCTACAGCATCGTTTCGATTCATCAACAGCAAAACCTTTAAGACGCCCTACGCGAAGTGGCCGAACAGCAAGAATATATTTCGTGACTCCCTTGGGGATGTCGGTAGTATGAAAAACAGACTCGCGCCGCTACCTATAGCAAGGATTAAAAAAACTCACAAATATATATGGGAACCGACAGGAGAACAGCTTGCATTTTCAACAACTCAAGTTTGTAATACAAAAACGCCTGAAGCATTAGAAAATATTGAAAGATGGCGTCATAAATGGCAGCCGCGCGGTGAAACTGCGCATTATGCTTTGCAACAACGAATGTTGGGTAATGACAAAATCGAAATGGGCGATTATGGCGATTGGATAAAGCCGCTTATGGATTGCGAATTATGGGAAGACTTTGAACCGTGGGCGGTTGAATATATGCTTTGTGATTTAGAAAAATCAGTCGGCGGTCAACTTGACCTGTTGGGCTACGATAATAAATCGCAACGACTCATGTTGATTGATTTAAAAACCCAAGGGAACAAGTATGCAAAACCTTATACGACAGACGCGCAAATGGGAAGTTATCTTGAAGCGCTAGGAACACACCATCAAATAATGCCTGATGTCTGCAAAACAGTTTGGGCGAAGCCGAACAAATGCGTTGTCGGCGAAGATCAAGACACGGTTGATTGTGCGTTTGCATGGTCTCAGGCTTGGAAAAGATTTGATTCTAAACAGGGGGGATTTTAACTAATTTACGTTTAAGCGTTGACAACTCTATTTTGTGTATATACACTCTAAAGAGTATATGTCTCTTATTTATTCAATGACTCTTACAACTTATCCAATGCGTGAAAAAAAACCACAGCAAATCGGAAATTATCTCCTTGATGAGATCACACCAAAAGCTCTTAAATTAGAGATGGAAGCAAGTAAACACGCTCTTTCTGATCGTATGCTCAAAGATCCTAGTTGGGAACCTTTTGTTTGGAATGGTACTTTGTTAACTTCGCCTATGATGGCTTTAAGAGGTGCTGAAGAACATGGACTCTATGAAAACAAATCAATTGCAATAGCTAATATTGTCAATTCAGTAAATAATCATTTAACTTCATTAGGTAAAAAAACAATTACTGATAATTCAGTATTATCTAATTTAAAAAAGGCAGCTAAATATTTACATACTGCTTATAGTCTTGTTTTAAGACCTGATAGCTTAAACATGACTGTTACTTTATTAAGTGCCGCTGCCACTAATCAAGAAATTGAAAAATGGTATAACCAGATGGAATCGAGGTTAGAGAAAATTATCACACTTGCACAACACGCAAAGAATAGTGATTTTGAACAACTTCCATCTTTACCTATAGCAAAACAAAAGTTTTTAAAACTTGCTGATGTTATCAATCCAGAAACAGGTGACGGAAATGAGTAGTTCAATAATCCCTGAGATTGTTGGTCAAACGGAGATTCTTGAAGAATCTCCTATGACATCAAAAGAACTTCAAAGAAAAGTTGAACTTGAAACTATTTTTAAATCTGCTGATCTATCCAAAGATGAACAAAGATTAATTCAAGGAAAAGCTTTAATACAAATTTGTAGGGAAAAACTTTATAGAGGTAATGATGGAGGTAGAAGTTGGGAAGATTATCTAAAACAAGATTCAAAAAATCTTACCTCTAATTCTGAACCAATAAAACCTTTTACGGCTCAAAGATTAAGAGCATTCTATATGCTTAGAACTGAAATACTTCCAGAAAGATTAACGTTAAGTTTTTTTCCATCTGTTTCTCACGTGCAGTCCTTGTTAGGATATCTTCCTTTACCAAGTAAAAATCCAAAAAACTACAATGATGAAGATCAAGAAAAAATAAAAAAAGCAATCAACATTTGGAAAACTGCTTGTGGACAAGCTGGTACAAACAAAATACCAACTTTTAGTATGGTAGATACTTTGGCTAGGGAACAAAGATTTAAAGATTCTCAAACACAATTTAAACCGACTCAACAACAAGCTATTGAAACACCAAAACAAGTTTATGACCCTTCAACAGAATCATTTAATAAATACGATACATCCAGTTATGAAGATGATAGTCCACCTATAAAAACATACGAACAAGAAAGAAACACGCAAGAAGTAGATCCATTTTCTGAATGTAAAAAATTACACGATGTTTTATATGCAGCCGAAACAAGTTTGCAGTCTTTACATGGTGTTTTATATCATCAGATAAATAAATATGGAAGTGCTTATCTTGAACATATGAAACAAATTGATGCGGGTATGCATACTGTTTCAGATATTGATGATCGAATAAATTCTTTGCACGAACAAACAGCTTATCTTGTTGATTTACTGCAAAAAGATATACAGCCGAATGACCTTGTAAAAGATATTGAAGTTGAGTCAATGCCGACAAGGAATGAATGAAAGAAATAGAATTTCGGGTTGTAGGAATACCCGCGCCGCAAGGGTCAAAAACTTTAACAAGATATGGCGCTTTGATGGAATCAAGTAAGAAAGTAAAACCGTGGCGGCAAGATGTAATCCATGCAGCGCTTGAAGCATATGCGGGGAATCCATTTAATGAACCTGTGTCGGTTTCTATTGAATTTATATTTCCACGCCCTAAAAGCCATTATGGAACAGGTAAAAACAGCGAAACAATAAAACCAAAAGCGCCTTTATTTTGTACAAGTAAAACAAACGGCGATATTGATAAAGTATGCCGATCAACTTTTGACGCGCTTTCTGTTAGTTCAGGCGGATCTATAATTATGGACGATTCTTTGGTTGTATCTGTGAAGGCTTTGAAGAGATATGCGGCACGTTATGAACTGGCGGGTGCGAATATTAATGTCAAAACATTTGACAAAATAGAATAAATTAGTAGACTAAAGAAGTTAGTATCCAAGCTAACATTGAAGCAAGAGAACTCTTAACCAAAGCTAACACTCCCTAGTTAAGGGCGAGCTTTTGCTTCTTTAAAATTATTTACGGACTATGGAAAACCAAACGAAACAAAACGAAATCCCAAATTTGGGCGGTCTCATAACAGCGGACGATCTTTATTACAAAGGCAAGGTTCCTTATTGTTCATGGGCTAAAACCGCGCAAAGAATAAGAGAAAACGCGCCAAATTGGTTTTTTGCTTTAGAACCTGACCCAAACGGACAACTTGTTTGGATGGCTCCTGACAATACAGGTTACATAATGGGATATTTTCAAAACGTAGAAACAGGAATTAAATTACCTTTGTATGTTTATTCAATAACTAATAATTATCAGAAAGGTATTAAATACGATCAAATTTCAACAACTGATATTCAAAAAGCGCACCGAAGATGTCTTTGCGCTTGCGCCTGTTATTCCTTCGGCGATGCCTTTGAACTTTGGGCGGGGTTAGAAGTTAAAGAATCAAAAGAAGTTATTGAAGAACCTGAAGTTGCTGATAATACAGTCGAAAGAACACCGACAAAAACTAATCAAGAACCTGAAGAAAATTATCTTTTACCGCAACAAATAAATGAAAAAGCCAGAGACTTAATTTGTGACGATATAAGAAAATCAGGTCATCAAAAAGAAATTTTAAAAGATTTTAAAGAACATTTTAAATTAAAAGTTACTTCTGTTCGTCCCGAAAACATTACATTATCTGAACACGGCAGATATTTGCGCCAAGCTATTGAAAAATATAATGATAAAAATTAATGACAGAAGAACAAGCCGACCAATCAGGTCAAGAGGTAATTCAACAATTACGTTTGCGGCGTTCTTCTTATTACAACCGCAACAAGTTTTGGTTCAAGGTCGATGATAAAGAAGCCACCTTGATTCGCGATTATTGCGAAAAACACAATTTAACCTTAACTGAATTTTTTAAAACACTTTTATCCAAACATTTTAATCATGGCTGATCAATTTAAACCCGCATTACCGCTACCAGTAAAATTTTCTACAAGTGAAAATGAATATGACGATTCTGAAAAGTTCCCGAAAACAATGTCGCTTTTTGTTCCTTTGGAATCAATCCAAGCACTTTGTGACCATATGATAAAGCTCGGCGATACCAAAACAAAAACAGGAAAAGTTTGGGATTACACCAAAAAAGAAGAAGTTGAAGTTCAAGGCATTTATTTAAACGCTAAAGGTAAAGAAGGAAAATATGGTGATTTCGGGAATATTAATCCAAAATTAATTGAACTTTCTACGGACGATATGCCTTTTTAATTTTAGGTTCTTTTTGTTCTTTTTCTTTTTTTAAACTAATTTTTATTAGTTCTGTTTCTAAATCCCCGATCTTTGCAATACAGTTTTTTATAACTTCGTCTTTCTCCCAGTTTTGGCGTTGATAATTAATTGCTAAATCTTGCAAATATTCGGGGTCTTTCATTTCTAAGATCATTCGCGCCTGAATCTCAAGATAAAATTGATCTTCATAAGTTTCTGTTATGGTAAGCCAATCATCGAAAGCCATTGCAAAAAATCCTCCTATATTGGGGATAGGCTAACTTTGGGGATTGTTTCGTTAGCCTACCTTTTGCAGATAAGGGGCGACCAGTACCCCTTATACTTAACATAACTTAAAGTTATGTGACAGGCCATAATTTTTCTTTAACCAGTTTTACAAGCTCATTATCAATGTCCGTTTCCGTACTGGCGGCATAATCTTCAAGCAATCCAATCACAAGAGATTTTACCGCGTTACTCTTGACGAAAAATTTGAGTATTGGCTTAATAATTCTAATCATGTTTTTGTTATATATCTTTCCAACTGTAGACAATTTTGCTAGTTTATGCAAAAAGAGTCATTAAATTATGAAAGAAGAAGAAACAACACAACAAAGTAAAAACCCTTTTAAAAAACTTAAAGAAACTATTGAGGATAAAGAAGAGCAACTAGCCTTTATTTCAGTCATAGTAAGGCTTGTCGTAGTTGGGTGGAGCGGTTTTATCGTTAGCTTAAATTACATTTCTATACCGGGCTATACAAATGAACCAAAAGATATAACTTTTCCCGCAAGTTTGCTAACAGGTGCGCTTGCTAGTTTTGGTTTGGAAGGTGCAAAAAAAAGAGGTGATGGCACTTTTAAACCTGATGAAAAACCACTTAACAAGAAAGAAGTTGAAGCGTTACTAGCATCACAAACGGGTAGTTATCAAACCGTTAGAATAGAAACGCCAATAAAAATAATTGGCACTAAAGTTGTTGATCCTAAAAAATGAAAAAATTACTTAGTTTTTTATTATTAATACCGTTACCGTTACAAGCCGGCTATGTCCACAAAATCACGGCATCGGCTCAAGGTGTGGTTGATGGAAGCTATTCTCAAGCGAAACGAATCGGGTCAACTTATTCGATGAGTTCGACAGGAATTTCGGCGGGAACTTTAGGGCATTTAGATTCCCCTGCACTTGATAATAGTTCAGTATTAACAGGCGTTGCCGCGACTCACGGCATCGGGACATACACCCAAACGACTGCCGGCGCAGCTACTTCTTTTAGTGAAAGTTTTACTCAAGGTGATGCTGTAGTAACAACAGCAAGTGTTTCAAGTGGCGTTGTCGGTTCTTTACCTGTTACAGGTGACACAATTACATATTCAGGCGGTTCAAGTACAGGTCAATCAATCGGGATAACTTCAGTACAAGGCGGAACAATTACATTAAGCGCGGGCGCAGCGGGTTCAAGTGTAACTGGATCAATTACAAGTTCTATCGAAATCGACTAATGCGGCGCTTATTTGTAAGCTTTTTGTTGTTGTCTTCTACGCCGTGTTTTGCAATTCCAGTTATTCCTAATTTTTCTGCGGGTTCGAGTATAAGTCGAACAACTAGCTCTCAGAGTACGCGAGAAATTATTTCGTCTTATTCTTACTCTACTGGCTACCAATATACAACAGGCGGAACTAATGTCGAAGCGGTCACGGCAGGCGGGACGATAAGTCCTGAAGCGATTGCAGGGGCTACTCAAACAATAAACGGCGTTACTTCTACGACAACAGGAATAAATTTATCAACAAAGCCCGTATTTAAACAAACAACGGCAGGGGCAGCAACGCAATATCACGAAAGTTATATTGGGCCGGGGC